ATCAGCCACCCGCTCCTGTGTCGGATCTTCGTCAAGCGGCAGCTAAAGGCGTTCTCTACAGCCGCAGCCGACTCAGTGCCAATCCGATGAAAACCCTCAGAGCGTTGTCGCTCGACCGCCCGAATGATCAACGCGTCTGGCTGCACTTTCTCGTCTACCTGGTCGATCCTGTGATCAATTGGCCAGACTGGTCCCAAGGTGTGACTCTGGACGCTGGAAAGGAGCCGGCATTGTGATTGTCGACCTCGATAGAACGCTGCGTGCGTTGCTTGAGCGCGACTTGCAAAGGGCTCCAGGTATTGGTGTGGTGGATGCTATTACCCCTGATCAGATCAGCTTTGCCACCCCCGATGCGAACTTTGCGCCAAGCGCACAATTTACGGTGAATCTCTTTCTGTACGACATTCGCGAAAATCGTGAGCTGCGCAGCAATGACTGGCTCTTGGAGCGTGACAGCAAGGGCTAGGCGCTCAAGAAACGGCCTCCCATACGGGTCGATTGCTCGTACCTGGTTACCACCTGGGCTGCCGACCCCGAGGCTGAGCATTACTGGCTCGGACAGGTATTGCAAATCTTGCTGACTTACCCCACGCTGCCGGCTGACGTCCTGCAGGGATGCCTCAAAGGGCAGCAACCCCCTTTGCCAACCAGTACCTTGCAGGCCAGCCACCTGCAAAGTTTGGCCGAGTTCTGGCAGGCGCTGGGGGGGAAACCCAAGGCCGCCCTGCATTACACCGTCACCTGTGGGCTGGAGGTTGGCGTGCCAGAGGAGGTGCCCCTGGTCACTGAGACCATGCTGCAGATGCGCCTCGAGAGGAGAACGGCGCCATGATTGGCAGGCGAGGATGGGAAGCCGTGAGTGAGCCGGAGTATGTCCGCCGTCGGGTGACAGTTGCCGGACAGGTCGTTGACGCCGACACCCGAGCCCCGTTAGCGGCTGCCTTGGTGGAGATTTGCGCGCTTGCGCAACCAGGGGTAGGCCATCGGCAGCAGACCATGAGCCGTGCAGACGGCACTTACGCCTTCACCGGGTTGCCTGAGGGAAAGTATCGCTTACGCGTCTGGGTTCTGGATCCTGGCACGCCATATGGTGAATTCACCGGCGAGTACCAGGTCACGTTACAGGATCCGCCGCTGCCACCGCAGTGGATTGAAGTGCCCGTGCCGCCTGGAGCTGTTGTCGGCGGGGCGCCACCCGATCCGCCTCCGGTCAAAAAGCCCGTGGTGCGACTGACGCGGGCCCGCCGAGGCGCTCGGAACACGCAGGACAACCCGTCCTAAGTGGCCAAGGCGTTGGCGAGAAGCTTCAAGACCCTGGCACAGGTGTGTGCACGGTAGTAGGAGACTGGGCGAGGGGGATCACGGCAGTCCTGACCGAAAGGAGCTGGAATCATGGCAGAGTATCTCGCGCCTGGCGTGTATGTGGAAGAAGTCCCCTCGGCGGTCAAACCCATCGCGGGCGTAGGCACCAGCACCGCTGGGTTTGTCGGCGTCGTCACCTATAGCGCAGTGGAGCCCACGGCAGAGGCGCTCATGGGGAGAACGCTGCGTGAACGGATCGGGGATGTTAACGCCAACACCCTTGTGACCCGGACGAATGTCGACGCCATCGTTGCTGCTGCAAAGGAGCGCGACCCTACAGCTGCCGTGCAAGTGCAGCCACTTACGGCTGTCAATCAGGCCCAGCTATGTACCAATTTTAGCGAGTTCGTGCGGTATTTTGGAGGGTTTTCGACAGACGCGCAGCAGAATATGCTCGCCCATGCCGTCTATGGGTTTTTCAACAACGGTGGCACGCGCTGCTGGGTTGTACGCACGTCAAGCCTCGACGTAGGCAATGTCAGAGCCGCTCTCACACTCGCGCCGCGTGTCGGCATGAACCGCAGATTGGCAGGCCTCGACGTAGGCAATGTCAGAGCCGCTCTCACACAGCTTGAGCTTATCGACGAAATCGCCCTGGTGGCCGTGCCGGGTGCCACTGGGAAGGATATACAGCAGGAAATCCTCAATCACTGTCAGCAGGAGTCTTTGCAGGATCGGTTTGCCATTCTGGACGGGCAGCAGACCACGGACCCGAGCCAAGTCAGCAACATTAGCGACGGGCTGGGCAACAGCAACTATGGGGCGCTCTATTTTCCGTGGATCAGGGTGTTTGACCCCATCACCAAGACCAAAGAAGGCATTGCTCTGCCTCCCAGCGGCCACCTTGCTGGGGTGTATGCACGGGTGGACACGGCCCGTGGGGTGCACAAGGCGCCGGCGAATGAGGTCATCCGTGGCGCTCTCGACGTCGCGGTGCCTGTGAGCAAGGAGCAGCAGGCGGGCCTGAACCCCAACGGCATCAACGTGCTGCGCAAATTCGACGGCAACGTCACCGTGTGGGGGGCGCGCACTTGGGCGAGAGAGCAGGAGTGGCGTTATATCAACGTGCGCCGTCTGTTTCTCTACCTGCGCAAATCGATCGACCAGGGCACGCAGTGGGTGGTCTTTGAACCCAATGAGCCCAGCTTGTGGGCCAAGATCCAGCGCAACGTCACGGCGTTTTTGACCAATGTGTGGCGGGCCGGGGCGCTCTTTGGGGCGACGCCGCAGGAGGCGTTTTACGTCAAGTGCGATGTGGAGACCAACCCGCCGGAGCTGCGTAACCTGGGACGGGTGGTGACAGAGGTTGGCGTGGCGGTGGTGAAGCCGGCCGAGTTTGTGGTGTTCCGCATCAGCCAGTGGGCCGGGCCAGGTGGTGCATAGCGGGAAGTGCCGTCACCAGAAAATCGCCTTACACAGAGGGAGTCCAGACCATGGCCGAATACGCCACCCCCGGAGTCTACGTTGAGGAGGTGCCTGCAGCCGTCAAACCCATTGCCGGTGTTGGCACCAGTACGGCCGGATTCATTGGCATTGTCGAGTATGGCGAGGTTGATCCCACCGTCGAAGCGCTGACGAATAGGACCCTGTACGAGGTCCTACCACTATCCTTCAGTCCCAGTAGCGGCCAGAGATTGAGTGATGACATCAACAATCGGATCAAGACGCAATTCGCTGCTCCGAACACGACGGCGAAACTTGCCAGAAATCGAAAGTTGACCGAGCTGCAGTCAGGCTGGCAACTGGCTGAGATGATTGCAGGGGTGCCGGATGCTGAGGCAGGTAGCGACCTCACCGCTCAGCTCATTAATCAAATCAAGCAGCAGTTCCCTGATCCCAGCAAGACCGTCAAAGTCACTGAAAATGCACAGCCGGTGGACAAACTCTTGAAGGATCTGCAGCCGGACATGGTGCTGGCTGAGGATGTTTCCGGGGTTGCGACTGCTACGCAAGGGACCCCCCTCACAGCAGACCTCATTGCCGCAATCAAGCAACAGTTTCCTGATCCCAACAAGACGGTCGCAGTGACTGAGACTGTGCAAGTGACGGCACTGACGGCAAACATGACGTTGGATGCCCGTCTTGAGGTCGAGGTCCCTCAGGGAGAAATCTCTGAAAACCTGGCTTACCTCATCAACGAAAGCAGTAAGACCTGGGAGACGGCGAAAAAGGTCAAGGTCGAACCGCTCACCCCAGCAGGGCGGGCCACACTTTGCACGAACTTTGGCGAGTTCACCAGCGCCTTTGGCAGCTTTTCGGCAGCGCATGCGTGGCAAAACTGGCTGGCCCACGCCGTCTACGGCTTCTTTAACAACGGTGGCAGCCGCTGTTGGGTTATCCGTGCAGATTCGCCTTCTTTCCCGTTTGGGACCGCAGTGACCGATAGAACCGTGGGAGAGATTGTGAAGGCCCTGGGCGGCCGGGAGGTGCAAGTCACCACCTCCGACCCCGCCAAGGAGCCGAAGCCCCAAGCCGCCTCGGTCACACCAACGGCGAATGGAGATAACCTGGTCGGCAAGTGGCTGGCTGAGAATGTCGTGGACCAGGGTGCCTTAAGTGCCGCCTTAGACACTTTCAAACCCATCGACGAAATCGCCCTGGTGGCCATTCCCGGCGCCATCGAGCTGGCGGTGCACAACGCCATCATCGATCACTGCGAGCAGCCGTATCTACAAGACCGATTCGCCATCCTGGACGGTATACGCCTTCCGGCCACGACCAGCCCGACTGTGTCAGCCATTAGCTCTGGGGTACGCAACAGCAGCTATGGAGCCCTTTACTTCCCCTGGATTACAGTGGTGGATCCGAACACGCGAACCGCCATCGTCCCGCCCAGTGGCCATCTCGCTGGCGTGTACGCCCGTGTCGACACGACCCGCGGGGTGCATAAGGCGCCAGCCAACGAGGTGATCCGGGGTGCCCTCGACGTGGAGCGCCTGGTCAGTAAGCGCCAGCAGGAGGGCCTAAACCCCGACGGCATCAATGTGCTGCGCAAGTTCGACGGCAACGTCACGGTCTGGGGGGCGCGCACCTGGGCCAGAGAGGCAGAGGCTGAGTGGCGTTATATCAACGTGCGCCGCCTGTTCCTCTACTTGCGCAAATCGATCGACCAGGGCACGCAGTGGGTGGTCTTTGAGCCCAACGACCCCGCGCTGTGGGCCAAGATCCGGCGCAATGTGACGGCCTTTTTGACCAATGTGTGGCGGGCCGGGGCGCTCTTTGGGGCGACGCCGCAGGAGGCGTTTTACGTCAAGTGTGATGCGGAGACCAACCCGCCGGAGCTGCGCGACCTGGGGCGGGTGGTGACGGAGGTAGGCGTGGCGGTGGTGAAGCCGGCCGAGTTTGTGGTGTTCCGCATCAGCCAGTGGGCCGGACCTGGGCGTTAGGGGCGACAGGAGGAACAGATGCCAGAGTCCCGAGCCCCCGGGGTATACCGGGAAGAGATACCCCTGCCGCGTGCAGCCGAGTTGCGCACGGGCGTGCCCGCCTTTGTGGGGTTCACCGCCTCTGCGCCCGATAAGCAATTCGCTGTCCCACACAGGCTGACGCTGTGGTCGCAATTCGAAGCACACTTCGAACGACTGCCAGCGGCAGGATATCTGGCCTATGCGGTACGTGGCTTCTTCGACAACCAGGGGTCTCTCTGCTATGTGGTCCCACTGCAGCGTCAGACGTCGGTCTCAAACAAGGAAGCGCTGTGTCAGGGGCTGGAGGTGCTGAAGGCACTGGACACCATCGACCTCGTCTGTGCCCCAGACATTATGCTAGAGCCAGCAACAGCCCGGGCCATGCAGGCCAAGGTCCTGAAACACTGCCAAAACCTGGGCGATCGCTTCGCCATTCTGGACGCGCTGCCCAATCTGGACACGCACACCGTGTTGCAGCAGCGGCAGGGCTTGGTGGGCAATAATGGTGCCCTCTACTACCCCTGGGTCAAGGTGTCAGGCGCCGGCTTTGTGCCCCCATGCGGCCATGTGGCGGGGGTGTATGCGCGTAGCGACCAGCGCGTTGGCGTCCACAAGGCGCCGGCCAACGAAGTCCTGGAAGGGGTGTTGGACCTGGGGGTGCAAGGCGGGAAGGGTACATGGCAGCCCGCCACCCTGACCGACACGCAGCTAGGCGAGCTCAATCATCAGGGTGTCAACTGCCTGCGCGCCTTCCCCGGCCGCGGCATCCGGGTGTGGGGTGCCCGCACGCTCTGCCGCGACCCAGCCTGGGCCTATGTGAGTGTGCGGCGGCTCTTTCTCACGGCGGGCCGGTGGGTCGAACGCCACCTGGCCGAGATCGCCTTTGAGCCGCACGACGCCAGGCTGTGGGCGCGTATCGAGCGCGAGCTCACCGTCTACTTCACAGGCCTGTTGCAGCGTGGGGCGCTCCACGGTCGCACCGCTCAGGAAGCGTTCTACATCAAATGCGATGCGGAGACCAACCCCCCCGACGTGCGTGACCGCGGGGAGGTGATCAGCGAGATTGGTCTGGCGCCAGCCGCTCCCAATGAGTTTGTGGTGGTGCGCCTGACCCACGGCCCTGGCGGCATCACCGTGACCGGGCCGATACCGCCGGCCTAACATTACAAGGAGGAGCAGGCATGGCTGTTGGCGATCGCAAAGACCCATACCGCAGTTATAACTTTCTGGTCGAAATCGACGGCATCGCACGCGCAGGCTTCCAGGAGTGCTCGGGGCTGGATTCCGCGCAGGATGCCATTGAATACCGGGAAGGCAACGACCCCCTTACCGTGCGCAAACTCCCTGGTCTAGTTACCTACGGCAACATTACGCTCCGGTGGGGGGTCACCGACGACACCGAGATCTGGGAGTGGCGACAACAGGCTTCCAGCGGCCGAGTGGCGCGCAAGAATGGCTCGATTGTCCTCCTGGATGATGCGGGTGAAGAAAAAATGCGCTGGAACTTCCGGGAAGGCTGGCCGAGTCGATGGACCGGTCCGGACTTCAATGCCACGGGCAATGCCGTGGCCGTTGAGGCGCTCGAAATCGCCCATGAGGGCCTGCAGAGGGGATAATGGTGCAGACCGAATTCCCGTTTAACTTGCCCCATGGCTATCTGGATGTCGAGGGCAGCCTGCATCGGGAGGGCGTCATGCGCATGGCTACGGCCTATGACGAGATCGCGCCCATGAAAGACCCACGTGTGCAGGCCAACCCTGGCTATTTGATCATTATCC